CCACACACGGACTTGTCTGGGGAGAAATCCAGAGCCAGTTCACCCAGTTCCCGCACGGAAAGCACGACGACATCGTTGATTCCGTTGTGCAGGGCTTGACTTGGTTGCAGAAACTTCCTAGCTATTCTGTCAAGCACAGAGCATCCGAACAAGACAACAACTTAAAACGCCCAACTTTCGGGAGACCAAAATATGCAGGTAATGGATATAGTCAGTAGGGCCGCTATGAACTGCGGCGTAGCATCCTCGTTCAACCCTGACGAGGTGCCAGAAGATATTCAGGCTCGTGGCTCGGACATCCTGCGTCACGAAATTATCCCAATGATGAACTGCGACAGGACACTTGACATTACCGAGATTGTCTATCCAGTCACACCGCAGAACGGATGTGTGAGTCTTATCACCCCACCGACCGACTCGGACATCTTCATTATGGGTCAAGTTGCCGAAGATTACCGAACACTCAACGAGAGACGGAGCATTACGATGGGGCCTAACACGAATTGGTACTGTCCGAACATCAGAGCGATACTGATTAACCACGGATATATCGAGGCATCCACTCCTACTCTGGAACCAAAGACGGCTAAGTGGCCCTGCGACCAGTTCGGAAACGAGCGTGATATTTATTGCTGGACTTCCGATTTCAAACTTATCAAGATGGCGACACAGGTAAGTTCTGGAAACGAGGATGAAGAACTTCTCGACAAGAGGTATAACATTCCTTTCTCGCCTATGCGTGTGGAAGGTGTGTTCCGTGCTTGCGATGGGGCCGAACTCCAGTATCTCCACGCTGCCGAAATGGTATCTGCCGAGTTCAGACATTCGCAACTTGTCTATGGAGTCGAAGACCTTCCAGACCGTATGCTGATTAGGCTGAACAGAAGTTACGGAAGTGAACCGCTACTTCTCGTGCTCCCGATTCCGTTGAAGATTGTGAACACTTTCGACAACCCGAGACCTTGGGAGGGGACGGTAATCGCTCCAGAGAAGTTCCGTTCATACTTGATAGCCAAACTCGCCTACCGTCTCGCTATTGAGTACGGTCTTGACACCGCACCCGCTATGGCAAAACTCGTCGAGGAGTCCTATCAGGCAATCATCAAGAATATCTCGAAGCGTCACCACGCTCAGGATATAAACCGCAGAATCAAGCATTACCTTGGCAGAGACGAATGGTCTGGTTCCTTCTACGCTGGAGGTCGTTGTGGCAGACTTTAAAGGAATAAGCGAGTTCCACGACGGACTCGCAGTGAGCGACTACCTGAATATGATTCCGCTTGGCCCGACTTGCGTAGATAGAGTCGGGGATAAGCTCGTTGTGAACCCGCCTACAGGGTTGAAGTTCAAGGTGCGTGGGACATTCGTGGACTCGCACAACAACATCTATATAGCCTACGGCCCCTCGCTGTACCGATACCAGTATGACGACATAACTGGCAGCGTGAGCGAGCCGCAGATTATGAAGATGCTGGTGGATGGCAAGCTCGAAGACTTCCGCTTCATCAACGACACTCACAGGATTTCTTTCTGTGAAAGCAGTCTGAAACCCTCGGAAGTATTCGCCTGTGACGGCAAGCTGATTTACGCTTGGGCAACCTATGACGGAATAACGGACTTGACCTACCACAAGTTCTATGTGAATGTCATCTGCCCACCCAACATATCCAGTACGGAAGAAAAGGAAAACGGTGCCTTGGTGTTCTGGACTAGCGAGGACTCGCAGCCAGACTTCAACTCTCTCGTGTTCGGCGAGAAGCGGAACACCCCGCCCGGTATTGCACTCGCAGACGAGTTCAAGACTATGGCTGTGGATATGATTGACTGGTTCGACAACAGGCTTGTCGCCACTCAGCTCTCAAAGAACACAGTGTGGCTCACCAGAACTGACCCGATGTACTATTGGCGTGATGTGAACCGAAGTGTACCCTATCTGGAAGCCAACGAAGCAACTGGTGGTTACGAACTGTGGCCCAACTGGTACTCGTCTTCCGCAAACAGTGACAAATTGCTGAACATCTGTGCATATAATGGGCAGTTGTACTTCTTCAACGAGCACACCATAGAAATATGGGGCCGCACTGGAAACGAGGATGCGCCGATTCAGTCGAACACTCAGCAGGTTCTGCACTTCGGCGGTACGCTGCCGACCATCATCGAGGGTGCCTTGTTCTTCCTAGGTATAGACTCTATGAAACAGAACTTCATCGGGTGCTTCTCTCCGAACTTCTCCAAAATCTCCAACAAGGAAATCGAACGGAGACTGGGCGAGGTCAAGTCTTTCCAGAAGCTGTACCAGTATGGGGAAACTTACCTCTTTGTGAAGCAAGAGAACGAGGATGGGTTTGTCTTTGGCGGTGGACGCTGGTGGCGATGGGAAACCCCTGTCGGTGCGGACTACAGAGTGGTCGGCTCCGTCATCAAGGACTTCTCCGTGGCAGACAACGCTTCAATAATCCAGTTCGATTCCAACTCCAGACTCAGTGGCGGGTGCAGAATCCAGCGAAGTGTTCGTGAAGGATTCCGTCAGTTCGATAAGCGAGTGATTATCCGCAAACTGGAACTGGTAGCCGACACTGGCAGAACTGAACGACCGTCAGGACTCGATACAAAACTCGATGACAAGTCTATCTACTGTGCAATCTCAGTAAACAGAGGTCTTTCGTTCTCTCAGCGTAGGTATCGAACACTTGGCGAATCAGGTCAGAATGACAAGACTATCGAGTGGCGAAATCTCGGTTCTGGTAATTCATTACTTGTGGAAATCGGCAGTTCTTCACTGCATAAACTACAATTATATGATATTAAAATAGATTTAAGATAGCCCCATAAACCGACAGAAACGACCCTAAAAAGCCGTTTTTCTTTTGCCCCTATACTATCCTATAGTTAAACCGAAAAAAAGCCCTTAAATCGCATTTATAGCCCCTATATTTTACGATGGGTTTTCAACGATAAATGTAGATTTTTTAAGCCCCAATTTTCTACTATATAGGTAGAATAGAAAATCTCTATTCACCAAACACTTAACACGGAGTATTATGAAACTCACAGTCTTCGATATTGAAACTTATCGTAAGTTGTTCTGCTTCTGTGCAATCACTTATGATTCAGAAACCCATCAGGAATTGTCACGAACACTCGTCCGTTCCGACGAAAAAGGCACTGTAGACCAGTTCGCAATGAACAAAATCAACGACTGTTTTGCGGATGCCGACTACATCATCAGCTATAACGGCTCCCGATTCGACTTGCCTATTCTGGCAAAGATGAAGTCCGACATCAAGCGACTCTGCTGCACATCCAGTCAGTACATCTATTCCGATGCCGAAGCACTCATCAGCTATGACGACAACAGGAACCCGATGACCCGCAACTTCTTCTGGGTCAAGTCTTGGTCAGCCAAACACTTCGACTTGCTCAACAACTGTCTTCTCGGAAAATCATTGAAGCAGTGGGAAATGTATCTGAACCTCCCAATCAGGGAACTTCCGTACCTGCCGAGTGCAGACCTCACCCCAGAACAAGAAGACGAAGTTATCCAATACTGCTTCCACGATGTGTGGTGTACTGCTCAGGTCTATTGGCGATTCGGCAGCGGTGAACAGAAAACCAAATACCACACCCTTCCCGCAAGAAAAGCAATCCTTGAACACGAATGGCCCGACTCTCTCGGATTCAAGTTTGACCGCACCGCACAAGCTATCGCAGCAGGTATCATCTACCAGTCCAACGACCCAATCCCTCCGAAGACGGCTGACCCTCTCCAGCTTTTCAACCTAGACGAGTTCGATGTACCCGATGAAGTGAAGGATATGATTAGACTTCTCGCACGGACGGTAGCCGTTACTGAAAAGGAAAAGAAAGCTCTCGCCGAACGCTGCGTGTATCGTGGAGTCCAGCTCGGAAAGGGCGGGTGCCACTTCATCCGTGAAGGGGAACAGACGAACCTGTTCTGCTTTGATGTCGCCTCGCAGTACCCTCGTGCAATCAGTCACTGGAATCTGTTGAAGACTCCGATGGCCCTTGAACGCTGGCGTGAAATGATGCAGAAGCGTTTCGCAATCAAGGCCAAGAAGGGAACTCCCGAATATCACGCAGACCTCGACCTTGGCTACAAGGTTATGGTGCTGAACTCCCTCAGCGGTGGCTTCCGAATCCGCAGTGGAGCATCCGTCGCCTATGACCCTGCGGTGGGCGAAGCTATGTGCTACATTTGCCAGTTGTGCATTCTGGAACTCGCTCTTGCCTGTCCGAACTGGGAAGATGTGATTGAAATTAACACTGACTCCGTGTTCGTCCGTGGGGAAGAAAACGCAAAGGCTATGCGTATCAAGTGTGAACAGATGCTCCACAAGTACGATATGCTCTTTGAAGAAGAATTTATTGAAAAGGCATACTTCCGTGATGTGAACAACTACGGAATCTATGATAAGGACGGAAACCTTCTTGACGGTCGTGGACTGGATTACTCCGATGCCATCAACAAGAACCACGAAAAGGCAGTGGTGTACGAACTGTTCAAGAATCTGGTCAAGCCTACACTCGACTTGGACTGGAGCCGTTACGAATGGACTGATTTCATCTACAAGTGGCACAAGGCAGCGTCCAGTAAGTATGCAGCATTCAACGGCAAGCCTTTTGAACACAAGAACTACTACTTCCTGTGGACTACTCGTGATGTCCCCGAAGCTGGAACAATCCAGTTCTCGAACACGCTGATGGACACTCGTAACGGAAGCATCAAGAGTCGCTATGGTGTGTTCGCATTTGACATCAAGGACTTGGAGAAGTACAAGGACAAGATTGACTACACCCAGTATCAGAGAGACTTGGATGAAAACTTCTGGCTCTGGGGCCGCAAGGACTTGATTACCACATTCTTGGGCGACACGAAGACTCGTCGTGCAAAAGGTATCAAGACTCCGAAGTCTCTTTCCGAACTCTCCAAAATGTTGTACCCTTGGACTGAGGTAATCTAATGAAGTACGATGATTTTCTTGAAATGGTTATGACCGAGTACAAAGGTGCAAAAGAAAAGCACCCTGTGTTCGCAGACGAGTTCTGTCATCACTGGCGTATCGGGTTCGCAAAAGAACAGGAACAGAAATGGAAAGAAATCAACTCTTACGGAAAAAGTCGTGCAGACTTTATCTTGAAAGAAGAACTTGCAGAGGCCATCACAGCCTATTTGCAAAAAGACAAGTCGCACTGTCTGCAAGAACTCGCCCAGTGTGCCGCAGTCATCTTCCGTATGGCTGACTTCGTGGAGGAGACCCTATGAGTGTCGAACCTGAATATGAACGCTTCTGTGTGAAGCAGTGTATGTACGGTAAGTATTGCTATCGCCTCACAATCACCAGAACCACCAAGACACTTATCGTGACCGAACACGGACTTCGCTTCCGCAAGCCAGTGCGAGTCGAAGATGGTGTATACTTGACAAAGACTGGTAGTCGTGAGATTGGTTATCTTTACAAACTGGAGAAACTGCCGTGAGTAAACTTCAAAAAGTATTGAACATTCTGGGTCAGTTTCCGAAGAAGTCGCAGACTGTCGTGATGAACACCATTGACTTCGACAAGATGACTCCGAGTGAGAACTACATCAAAATCATTGAGACGATGATTGCCGTAAGTAAGAACGCCCAGCAGCGAGAAATCCTCTCTGTGTACTTGGATATGGAACCGAGCGACCAAGAAGTTCTCGAAGCGTTCCGTGGCAAGGACGCTATGGCCCTGACACCGCTCTACTTCAACGATGAACAAGTGGACTTCATTATGCAGAACATCTACCGAAACAGGGATGGGGATTTCAGACTCATTCCCAAGATGCGGAACTGCTCTGCCGAGGCTATGCCGCTCGAAGGTCTCAAAGCTGACGATGACATCATTGCCGCAAGACTTCTGATTACACGAGTTGCCCCGAACGGTGCAAGCGAGGAGTTCAACGGACTCAAAGAACTTCGCAAGCAGCCGTATGATGGGCCGTATGATGGAGTCTTCACGAAGATGGCACCGAACTTGCGGAGAATCAAAATCATTTCCAGTTTCGCCAAGGATGAACCTCACGGATTCTTCACTCGTAACGGACAGATGTACAGAAATGTCTGCTCCCAGATGACCACTGTCAATCAGGAAATGGTGAATGATGTCTCGCTTCGCAGGGCTATGTTCCTTATGTTCCTCGTGGCTGGTGGAACAGGTGAAGACTGGGTGGCCCTATACAACCTTGTGCATTTTATGGTTCGTGTTCCTAATAGTGCCACTGGTTATGTTCTATACCTGAACGACTTCGACGCTGGCGGTAACGGCAAGTCCAAGTTCATCAGTCTTCTGCATCGTATGTTCGGCGACTCGTTCACTGCGTTCTCCACGCAGCAGCTCCGATTCACAATCAGTCTTCTCGGAAAGCGTCTGGTGTCTATCAGCGAATATGAGGACTCCGACAATGGAAAACAGTTGCAGGCCCTGATTAAATCTATGACTGGTCGAGACAACTTCCAGTATGAAGGTAAGGGTGTAGACCCAATCGTTGCCGAAACATATCAGAACTTCGTGATTAGTTCCAACAAGTACATCTACTTTGACGACTCCGGCATCAAGCGTAGAATCCAGAACTTCCATTGTTCTAATCTTCTGCACTTGATTATGAACAAGTTCACGAAGAATCAGGACTACCTGAACAAACTGTTCGGCAACATCTACAACGGTCAGGCTTTGCTCGTTCAGCAAGAAATGGCTCACTCGCTTCTTGACTATATCGCAAAGGACGAGCGAACTTACAGCATCCCCATCAGGCCTCAGTCGGTAGTGCTCGGTGCCTTGAAAAATCCCATTCTCCGCTCGTTGTTCAATCCCAAGTTGAACTTTGACGGCTTCTGTATGGAGACTCCGCAAGGCACGAGAATTGACTTGATTAGACTTGACCCCGATGCAAGACCTGAGCAGCTCAACTACGCCAGTTCCACAATCCAGAACTGGTTTGAAAAATTGAAACTCGAAGCAAGTCGAGACAACACATCGCTCACCACAAGCTATGGCATCATCGCTTCCGTTGAGTATATGAAGTCTCGTTTGCTAGATTTGGACGAACGCAGCAACAGACTCCGTTCAAAGGATTGCGTAGTTCTGGAAAAGTGCGAACTCAACGGATTCCGAAGTCAGGAACTGTTCCAAGAGTTCATTCTTCCAGAATGCGTGAAATACAACATACCAGTTGAAGAAACTGAAACCATCATCAAGGTAGGTTAAAATGATTACACTCAGACGAGTCAAGAAGACCAGTGATGTCGCTATGGGCACACTTACAGGCTTGAACATCGGAACCTATTTCACACTGGAGAATGCGGCGAATCTGCTTCCTGATGGAGTCTATCAGGTAGAAGTGGATTACTCGCCGAGGTTCCACGCTCAGCGTCCGCACATCTGGAACGAGAGTGTGATTGCCGCAAGGGGATTCCGCATCCACGAAGGCAACTCCGTCAAGGACTCGAACGGCTGCATTCTCATTGGGAATGGGGCCAACCTCACGACTCGGAAGCTGACCGAAAGCAAGACCGCCCTCACTCAGCTTATGGGCGAACTTGACAAGCTCGGTGGTCATTGCCAACTCACAGTCATCACGGAGGCTTGATGCCAAAGGAAAAGATTTTCCCAACAATACTTATCATCTTGGATGTCGCATCCGCTGTACCTTACATCGTGAAGTGCGACCTGCGTATGTCCGTTTACTGGCTCGCAGCAGCGGTTTTAAGCCTGTCCCTAACTTGGTTATAACACTATGAAAAATTCCATCTGCAACAAATGTTCTTCTCGTGGCTACTGCACGAACCGTGAGAGTGGAATGATGGCGTGCATCAACTTCAACAAATTCCCGAAGGAAACCGATTATGAAAAGGAAGTCCTTCACAGAGGTAATCGTGAAAAACGCTAAAACCAATCCAGCACCGAAGCAGAGATACAACATCGTGCGATGACTGGTGTCCTTTCCGAATTACTACATTCGGGGAGGACTTTTTTTTTATCGGAGAATGACTATGGTATATGGACTGCCCTACAAGGGTTCAAAGAATACGATTGCGGAGCGGATTGTTGCCGCACTGCCGTCTGGCACCAATTTCGTAGATTGCTGCTGCGGTGGCGGGGCCATCGTTCAGGCCGCAACGCTGTCTGGCAAATTCAAGACGGTCACTGGCTATGACATCAACAAGTCCATCATCGGACTGCTGCAAGCGACTATGGTGGATTTCGGCAAGATTGACTACGACAACTTCCCTGTGGTGAGCAAGGAGGAGTTCTACGCCGCCAGAGACCGCAACGAGACCCTCAACGATTTCCTCATACGATACACTTGCAGCTTCGGTTTCAATGGGATGGAGTATCTGTGGGGCGAGTCCAGAACCAAGTACAAGACTCTGATGCACAACGCCATCGCCCTCCCGACTATGGAGCAGCGGCGACAGGCCATCCGAGAATTTGTGTGCTGCTTAGTCAAAGACCAGTTGAGCGAAGCCGAACTGAAAAACCTGACGCATCTGGAACAGGCCACCAACCTGAACAGGTTCCACGAAGTAGAGAACACTATGCGTTCCCGAAAGTCCAAGACTAAGCTGGATTTCGTATGCGGCAGTATGTTCGACATCCACTTCGAGAAGTACGATGTAATTTACTTTGACCCACCGTATGCGGGAACCAAGGGATATAACGGAAAGCAGTTCTCTTTCATTATGTTCAGGACACTGCTGCAAGTCTTGAAGGATATGGGCAAGACTGTGTTCGTGAGCGAATACAGCCAACCCGCAGAAGGATTCACGGAAGTAGCGTCCTTCGACAAGATGATGACCCAGAAAGCCGACGAAAACCGACCAGTTCAGGAGAAACTATTTTATGGTGGAAGTAAAGAACAGTACGACGCACTCGAAGGATTGTCCACTCCATCCGAACCAGACAGTGACACCACTGTACTCGACAATACTGACGAGCGAACTGGAGAGGCTGAGACAGATAGAGGAGTTGTATAACCGACAACTCCATAGTAAGTAATTTAAAATCCATCGTAAAAATGATTCGTTTCCCTATATAATTTTATCACTTCTTGAAAAATTATTTTTTAAAATTTTTCGCTCGTGAAAATATATGGAATTTTCAAATCTTACGATGGATTTTTATTTTACTCCTTTTCCAGTTTTCCACGAATGAAACTTACATCGGAGCGGATGTCTGACAGTGTTTGCTTGAACACTGCATTTTCCTTTTCAAGTATCTTCACTTTCACATTCAGTTCCTTGACCTTGCTGATGACCCAGAAGAATGCTAGGGCCACTGGTGTACCCAGAACATTCCCCACCGTAGTGTAGATGTCGCCCAAGTTCATATCGTTCATAGAAACCTCCAAGCATCGACTGCTGCCTTGCAGTGAGCACAGCAGGGGGACGCACTGAACTGTTCATATTCGAGTCTGGTCACATCGACCATCTTCCCATCCACTTCCTTGATTTCTGGGACTGGTTGGGCGGCGGGACATCTTGTGTGATGGCAGGACGGCTCCACATAGGCAACATACTTGAAACCGTGAGTGGCGTTGTCGTACACTTCCTTGTCCTTGCCGATGACTATGTACGGAAGCCTGTGCTCCAGACAGTACCTGACCTTTTCATCAGATTCAATCTGGTCGATTATAAGGATGTGGTCGAACACTTTCGGGGGATTCTGCAAGTCGTGGAACGCCACGATTCGTTTGAGTCCGGGGCGACTTTCCACTGGGATGATACCGTTGGTTCTGATGTGAACTGTGTACCCTTCCGAGGAAAGCCAGTCCAGAAGCTCGTCTATGCCATCGTAGAGCATAGGTTCCCCGCCAGTAAGCTCCACAAGCCACAGGTCTGGTCGGATATTCGACTTTATCCACGGAATAAGAACACTGTTGGTAAGATGGTAGTCCTTGTCGTCGGTGTTGCGATACTCAGCCATAGGGCAATGCCAGCACGCCCTGTTACACTTCGATGTAAGGGAAATCTGTAGGTAGCCTTTAATCACGGTAAGCTCTCCTCTGTTGCAGCTTCTGGGGGGCATACACCGAACCATAGATACTTGTCGCTAATCCAGCCTTCGTGCCTCACCGTCACCAAGTTCTCGTTGTCGGTGTTCACATCTGCACCGGGCGGCGAAGTGACGTGAGAAGACTTGAATGGCTGCGTCCAGTCAGAATATGGTTTACACTTGAATACGAACTCACCCGGAGTATAAAATGCGTCCGTGAAAAGTGCGATTCTGTACTGGACGCTACCATCTAGGACAATTCTGCCAGAATAGAGCGGATTGATTCTGATATGCTTCCATCCACCTTCCGCTCCGATACTGGACTTGACATCGGACATACCCACAAGCGTGGATTCGTTCGGGTCGTTATCCGAGACTGCGTACAACCCAATCTTGAACCTGTACCCTGCGACTGCTGGTTTTTCCGTATAGAACTGTACCCAAAGATGGGAGAACTCCTGATGGTACGATTCTTCGAGCGGTTGCAGAAGGAATGACTGGGACACACCTTGCCAAGCCGCAGACGATGTTGATACGGACTCGGTAGCCTCTGCCAACGGATAGCACTCTAGCAGTGTCGGGATGATTTCTGGAGTCGGAGGTGTAGGCGGCACGGTACCTCCACCGCTATTCCCGAATATGAACTGATGCGGTATAGCCATAGCCTACCCCTCGTAGATGTGAGACCAGTGGGAGCCGATTATCGAAACAGTGATATTGGCCACTGCATACGCACGGTATTTGTTGTCCCAAGTGTCATAGACGACATTACGCTTAAAATGAACGGAGTCCAAGTTCACGAACATTCCATCCTCGAAACACTGCGACGGTTCTAATGGGACGTGGTTTTTGACATCAGGGGAGTGGGGGGATTTCGATACAGAGAACACTCGGAGCCATACGGATTCTGGTACTGACGAAAGGGCCTCGGCTTCGGTGTCATAGTCAGAACCAGAGAGTGTGATACTAAGATTGATTGAAATGTTTCGGCACTCGTCACTTGCAAGGGGGTGTTCCGTCTCGTCTAGGAACAGGATGCAACCACAAGGGATGCACCCACAGGCACCAGTGCTCGTTTGAATACTACCGTAATAATGCTTGTTGTTGCCCTTGTCGCAGACAGCTCCGATGATGTCTCCAAAAATCATACCCATCGTGGAGGCCCACCAAGAAATCCACGGATTGTCTCCGGGGAAAGACAGGGCTTCCTTCTTGATGTATGGGTCTACCGCTGGGCCAAAGGGGATGCTCTCATAAGTAATATCGTGCGAAGTGTCGGGGTTAGGTGTAGGACTTATGATGATTACTCGCACTTCGTCTTCCGTAACACCTGTGAACACCATCCTTCCACCGACCATCTGAGAGAACACATAGTAGGAAAGTCCAGACCCTGCTGCATACGCAATGAAAGCTGGAGTCTGAGTCTGCACAGCGTTCATCAGTTTCGTTCTGTTCTCTTCGGTGATTGTGGGTGAACCAGTCCAGAGGACAACCGCCGCACCACTCGGAATCTCGACTTCCGTGGGTGCATTTGCGAGCGGGTCGTATATCCCGACAGTGTTGCCAGCTCCGTCCTTGATGACAAGATTACGCACAGGCACCGTCTTTGCTTCGAGAGGGCTGTACACGACTTCGGTAGCCTGACCCTCGCCTGTCGGGTTGTGTTGGAGAGTGAGGGACTTGATTTTGTCTCTTGTGACTGTATCGCCGGGAAGTGCCGCCCCGCCATTGTAACTGTTAATCTGGGTCATACTGCCGCCTTATTGAATAAAAAGAAAATAACCCTATGTCCGAAAACTGGGCACACTCGCAGGAGTCGTACCCAGCTCGGACATACTTTCGACCGTATGTCGGGGTGATGAACCACCACTAGGGGTGTTAGTCAATCGGAGTGTACACGGATGCGATGGAGCAACCCTGATATACGCCGAAGCCCATCAGTGCGTCCACACGGAACAGGCTGAGGGAGGCATACGGGTCAGTCCAGTAGGTGCCACGGAGCGGAAGGATGCCACGGTCGCTGAACTCGGTCGGGATGGTGAAGGAGTCAGCACCAGCCATCTTTTCGATACCCTTGACTGCAATGAGGAAGTCAGGTTCCTTCCACATAACCATCGGGGCGAGGTAGGTCTTACCTGCTTCGAGGATGTCGGCAGCGTTGGTTTCGAGGTTGAGGTTGGTGAGAGTGAAGGTGGTCGGAGCACCTGCACCACGGATGACATTCCAGTTCTGGTCAGGGTACCATTCGAAGTCCTGGTCGATGAAGCCGTGCTTGTCCTGAGCATCTGCACCGACTTCGTACTGGGCCACGGCAGTTTCGTAGGCCTTGCAGTGTGCGTTCTTGCGAGGGCCACGGAAGAACAGAGGCTGGGAGAGAACCCAAGCGTTCTGGACTGCATCCCACTTGAACATCACGGCCTTCTGGATGCCAGTCGGCTTACCGAGTGCATCGACGCATTCGACTGCATCGCCGTTAGCGTCTACGAGCGGAATCGGGAACGGACATACTTCGCCGTCTTCGGAACCAGTGCCGCCAGCAATCTGTGCGATGCTTGCGGTAAGCTGACCGTCCACGCCTACGGTGATGGATGCCACGCCAGTTGCTGCACCGACGATACGCATAGTGTCCATACCCTTAGTCCAACGGAAGCCGAGGAAGTCGCCAAGTTCGTTTTCGTAGAGGTCTTTGCCAATCTTGTCATTGCCACCGAAGTTGCCCATCAGGGACGGAACGACTCGGTTCCAAGTCTGCGGGTGTGCGATACCGTAGGTAGCTCCAGAGAACTTGGAAGTGGTGGTGTATGCTTCTGCGTCGAAGGCTGCCTGACGATAGGCCTGGTCACGGTCTGCACCAGTGAGACCTGCCTTGGCTACGAACGGCTGTGCACCGCCGAGGAGTGCTCGGAATGCAATCTTGTTCACTTCGTCCTGAAGGTTGGCTACTCGCTTTGCCATAATTTCAGGATTCTGGATAGCGAGGGTGAGTTCACCGACGGATGCTTCCGCTGCGATACCGATAGGCTTCACACGGAGAGGCACGGTTGCACGCTGGACTGCAAGAGTACCCTTGCGGCTCGTGAGGTCGAGGGAGTTCTTGTAAATCTTTCCAGAGTCAGTGATGGTGACGCTTACGGTGTCGCCAGACATCTTGTCTGCACCGAGCATCTTTTCGACAGTGCGATTACCCTTGGCGAGGATGTCGGCACCGAGGTTGAATTTGGTGGCCAGTCGGGCCATAAGTTGTGCGTTTACAATACCGGGCATATTATTACCTTACCAGTCTGCTTACGCCGTTCAACTGCATCGCTCTCTCCAGTTCGAGAGAGAAATTGTCAGTAGGCGGCATATTGTTAGTGTTGCGACCGCTGCCGGGCACTGGGATGTTCTGGGCTACTGGAGCAGGCTTCGGGTTAGGCTGGGTAGTCTGAGTCTGGGTCTGGGTCTGCTGAGGAGGTACTTCGACCTTCTGTTCCGCACCAGTCTGGATTTCGCCACGCTGCACCTTCTCGATGTAGGTGGGGAACTCGTTATAGTATCGGTCGAGTGTCTTGTACTTCTCGAACGGAGTGAGACTCTCCCACCAGTCCGCTGCCTTGGGCTGCTTGGCAATCTTGTCGAACCAGCCCTTCAACACCAGCTTACCGTAGGGCTTCTTGATGTATTCGCCCAACTGCGGTTCCTTGGTGTTAATCCAGTCTGCATAGGTCTTGCAGTCTTCGATGAACTCTCGGGTCGTCTGCTCGTCTTGGAAGATGGCATAGGACTCCTCGATGAACTCGTTCTGGCGACGCTGTGCTTCCTGAATATCCAGTTCACGGATTTGGTCAAGTTTAACGGCAGCCATCTGCGGATTGTAGTTCTGGCCCTGCTCGTTGGCAAAGTCCTTCTGCTCCGCTTCGATACGCTGACGCTTATCGTAGTATTCTCTCTGCTCCTTGGCTCGCTTTCTCGCAATCCTTGCCGCCGCTTGTGCGTGGTTGAAGGTCTTACGCTCGCTGTCCTGCTTGTCATCGGCAGTAGCGGAATCGCCATCGGGCTGAGTACCCTTGTCATCACCAGCACCGACTTGGGTGTCGTCGGTCTTGGGAAGGTTGGCATCACCCTCAGTACCCTGCGGTGCCGTGTCGGGTGTGCCCTCAGATGCCCCCTCGCCACCACCTGCATCGTGGGACGAAGTATCTGGAGTGGTATCGACGCTATTGGTATCTCGATACTGGGCGGCAGCGTCGTCAAGTGCCTTGCCCATATCGGCAAAAGAGATTTCATCAGCCATAAGCTGCTCCTGTAGTGGGGTGGTTCAGTGGAAATATACAAACAAATACCGGGAAGTGCAACACTGAACTGAGAAAACTGACCCATATCTGAATGAAAGTCTGACCTAGGCTTTTCAGAAGTGGGTACTTGCTGACCCCTCCCCTCGCAGTTCTCGACTCCCAGTTCAGATTTGGTGAACACTTGAACACTAGATGAACACTTGTTTACTAGGTGAACACTTTGGCATAAGTGTACAATATGGCAGATATACACTGAACACTGCCAATTACTGCCCAAATTTACACTGGTGCTAAGATGTACAC